CGCCCCCGGCTGACCCGGCGCCGCCCGGGCCCCCGGCCCCTGACCCGGCGCCGCCCGCGCCGCCAGCCCCGGACAGCCCGGAGGCGAAGCTGGCCCGCGCCGAGGCCGCGCTGGAAGACGAGCGGCGCCGCCACCGCGACGCGCAGCAGCAGCTGGCCCAGCTGCGCCAGCAGGGCATGACGGAGCAGGAGCGGGCGGTAGCCGAGGCCAAGGCGGCAGGCAAGGCCGAAGCGCTGAAGGCGGCCGGGATCCAGGTCGCCGCCGCCGAGTTCCGGGCCCTGGCGACCGGCCGCCTGGCCGACCCGGCCGCCGCCCTGGAAGACCTCAACCTGGCCCGGTTCGTCAACGACGACGGCGAGGTCAACAAGCGCGGCCTGGCCGGGCTGGTGGACCGGCTGGCCGCTGCCGCCGCCCCCGTCGCGCCAGGCCCGGGGAAGGTGCCAGCGGGCCCGCAGGGCGACGGGGGCGAGCCCGATTTCATCCGGCAGGCGATGGGCGGGCGGTAGCGCCCGCCCGGGCGGCGTGGCTAGGCTGGCGCCGATGCCCGTGCAGCGCGAGGCGGCGGGCAGCCGGTAGCCGAACCCGGGCGCGTGCGACGGCGCGATGCCAAGGCCCGGCGGGCGTGCAGCGCGAGGCGGCGCCCCCCAGGTAGCGCGAAAGCGGCACCCCCTGTGTCATCCCTGCCTGCCCGGAAGGGGGCGCCTCGCGCCATGCCTCTCTCAGATTTCAGCGGGGTCATCCCGCCCCAGATGTCCGCCCAGATCATCCAGGAGGCCACCCGGCTGTCGGCCGCCCTGTCGCTGGGCCGCCGCGTGCCGATGGGCACGAAGATCAACAGCCTGCCGGTGCCGTCCGTGCTGCCCAAGGCGTCGTTCGTCACCAGCCCCACGGGCCGCAAGCCCTACACCGAGGTCGGGCTCAAGCCCGAGACGCTGACCGCCGAGGAAGTGGCCGCCGTCATCGCCATCCCCGACGCGATGATCGAGGACTCCACGCTCAACCTGTGGGCGTACGCCCGGCCGCTGCTCTCGCAGGCCATCGCCATCGCGGTCGATGAGGCCGCGTTCCACGGCATCGGCGCGCCGAACACCTGGCCGGCGGGCGGCATCTGGAATGCCGCCAACTCCGGGGCCGTGGTCGCGCCGACGCTCGACGCGGTGGAGACGATCAACTACGCGATGGGCGCGGTCGAGGCCCGGGGGCTGAACGTGACCGGGCACGCCGCCGACACCGGGGTCCGCTACACGCTGCGCGGGGTCCGCGACGAAAACGGGTCGCTGCTGCTGGGCACCACCCAGGTTGACGGGTACGAGCGGCCGAGCATCTACGGGCTGCCCGCGACCTACACCCAGTTCGCCCAAGGGGCTCAGGGGCTCAACGTCGCAGACTTCGTGACCGGCGCCTGGGACAACCTGGTGATGGGCGTCCGGCAGGACATCCGGTTCCTGATCGACCCGGGCGGCGTCATCACCAACGACGCGGGCACTACCGTGCTGGTCAGCGGCTTCCAGGACAACGTGACCCCGATGAAGGTCTGGGCGAGGTTCGGGTGCGTGATCATCAAGCCCGTCACCCCGCGCACGCCAGCCGGGGCGATCCCGTTCGCCAAGACCAGGCTCATCGGCGCGAGCTATGCGCCGCCTCTAGGCGACCCGGGCGACGAGGGCCAGGGCGACGAGGGCAACGGCGGCGCTGGCCGTCCAGGCAGGCCCGGCGCTGGCGAGCCCGACGAGCCCGACGAGCCCGACGAGGCCAGCGCCAGGGCGCGCAGCCAGAAGGCCAAGAAGTAGCCCCGCCGTGCCGGGCATCCCGTGGCAGTCGTGGGCGCCTCCGCTGGACCCGCCCACGGCTGGCGGGCTGCCCGAGGACCAGGCGCAGGCCCTCGCCGACGCCCTCTGGGCGGATGACCCGCACCTGTGCGCCGCGCTCCAGTGGGAGGCGTACGCGGCGCAGCTGACGCCGCAGCCGACCGTCGCCCAGGTCGCCACCGGCTCGCAGAGCGTCTCCTACAGCCCGCCCGTGCCGGGCGGCGACTACGGGCTGGCGATCACCCGGGCCGCCTGGCACCGCTCGCTGGCCTCGGGCGTGGAGTCCGTGCCGCTGGCCGTGCCCGCGCCCCCGCGCGGGCACCCCGGCTGGTGGGAGGTCGCGTGAGCCTGCTGCTGGCCGCCGACGAGGTGGCGCTGTACCCGCCCGGGGGCGCTGACCCGCACGGGTGGGCGCTGCCCGGCGCCGCGCCCAGCTGGCGCGGCCGGGGCAGCTGGCAGCCCGGCCCGGGCGCATCGGATCCGGGGGCGGCCGACCGGGGCGGGCACGGGCCGCAGGGCCCCGCCACGGTCGCCCTCGGCCAGCTGTTCCTGCCCCCCGAGGCCCCCGTCGCTGACGGCGTGGTCGCCCTGGTCGGCGGGCGCCGCTACGCCCTGAGCCAGACCCGGCTGGTCCGCGACCCGCGCGGGACGGGCGACCTGGACTGCTGGGCCGCCAGCTGCGCCGAGGCGGTGGCCTGATGGCCGGGGCCACGTTCCGCGTCGTGGACCGGCAGGCGCCGCGCCGCGCCGCCGCCCCGCACGTCGCCAGCGTCGCCAACAAGGTCGTCGCCCAGATCCAGGCCGGGACGCCCGTGCAGACGGGGCGGCTGCGCGCGGGCTGGCGCGTCGTGCCCGGCCGCGTGCCCGGCGTGCAGCTGCTCGTCAACGACGTTCCCTACGCCCGGTTCGTGGAGTACGGGACGCGGCGCCGCCAGGCCAACCCAGCAGCGGGGCGGGCCCTGGCCCGGTGGCGCTGATGAGCATCACCGCGGCCGAGGTCGCCCAGCCCGACGCCGAGGCGCACGTCGTCGCGCAGCTGGCCCCGCTGCCCGGCGTGACGTGCTTCACCTACGCCGCCCAGCGGGACTGGCCGGGCTGGCTCGTCGCCTACTCGATCCAGGTCGACGCCCGCGCCGGGACCAAGAGCGCGGCGTGCGCGCTGGCCGAGCGGGCCCGCCGCGCGATGGCCGCGCTGCCCGCCGCCCCCTGGCCCGAGGGCGTCATCTCGTACGTGCAGCCCCTGGAGGGGCCGTTCTGGCTGCCCGACCCCGAGGACGGGAAGCCCCGTTACACCGCCCGCTACGAGGTGCGGGCGCACCCCCACCCACCGCGCCCGGGCGCCCCGGCTGGCACGCCGCCAGCTGGCGCCGCGCCCCGGCAGACCGGAAGGAAGCACCGATGAGCACCCCCGTAGTCGACTACGACCTGGACGCCAGCGAAGTCCAGGTAGGCACCCCCAACGGCCCCGGCCTGCTGGTCGCTGAGGTCGGCACCGACCCGCCCGACGACACGACCGACGAATGGCCTGATGGCTGGAATGTGCTGGGCTACCTGTCCGACGACGGGCCCACGGTCGGCCAGTCCACCGAATCGGAATCGATGACCCCCTGGCAGTCGGTCGCCCCGATCCGCGATGTGATCACCAGCCGGTCGGTCACCGCGCAGTTCGTGCTGTGGCAGATCAACGCCCTGACGCTGGCGCTGTACTTCGACACCGACCTGCCCACGGTGGACGCAGACGGGTCGATCGACATGGAGGTCAGGACCGACCAGGCCGGGCACGTCTACGCCCTGGGCATCGACTCCCGCGACGGCGAGCGGGCGCTGCGCGTGATCTTCCCCCGCGCCAGCCTCAGCGACGCCGGGGACATGCCGATCAACCGGGGCGCGGCCGTGCCGCTGGACTGCACCCTGTCGGCGCTGGAGACCGATGGCGTGCTGTGCCTGGTCAAGCTCGGCCCGGCCACCTCCGGGGCCAGCATCCGCCGCACGGGCGACAAGGACGTGCGGGGCAAGACCAACGGGCACGGCAACGGCGGCGGCAGCGGCGGCGGCAGCGGCCAGCGCGCGGCCCGGCGCCGGGCCCCCGGCGTGCCAGCTGGCGGCGTGCTGCTGACCGACAGCCCGGCGTCGTGAGCGGGGCTGCCAACGGGCAGCCGGTCCCCTTCAACCTCGACGCGGCAGCAGCCGCGATCGAGCAGGCGTCTGCCCCGTTCGTGTTCGAGTACAAGGGCCGGGTCTACCAGATGCGCAACCCCGCGCTGGTGCGCCTGGCCATCCAGGAGGACCTCGCCAAGGCCGTCAAGGACGAGGACGAGGAGCGGCAGGCCGAGCTGATGGCCGAGATGATCGGCAAGGAGACGTACCGGGGGCTGCTCGACGCCGGGGCCACGGGCGCCACGCTCCAGGCGCTGACCAAGGCCGCCGCTGAGGCTGGTGGCGTCCCAAATTCCTCGGCGCCATCGAGGCGCGCTTCTGCGACCCGCAGGTAGAGGCCGCTATGGCGGCGGCGTACGGGCTCGACGTACGGGATCCGGGGCTGTCGCTGCCCCGGTTCTGGCGGCTGCTGTCGAACCTGCCCCCGGCCGCCAGGCGCCCGGGCGAGGAGTGGTCCGTGGAGGCCGAGCTGCTGGCGCTGGCGTGCGACCACCTGGCCAACCTGACCTGGGTGATCATGCGCGCCAACGGCGCTAAGAACGCGCCCAGGCCGCGCCCGCTGCCCCGCCCCCCAGGTGCCCGGCCGCAGCGCGGTCGCCCGGGACGCGCGGCGTCCGGGCCGGACGGGCGGCAGATCAGCCCGGCCGCCCCGGGCAAGGCGGCCAGCTGGGCCGACGCGGCGCGGCAGCTGGC